TTGTGCCACCAGACCATCAGGTCATCCTGATTGTCTCTGATATACTGCTCAAATCTCTCAAAGTGGGTGATGGCATGTTTTAAGCGCTGCATACCCTCTCCAGCTTTTGAGCAAAAACCGCAAACTTTAAAGACAGGCTCAATCTTTAAAAGCATAAACTGATACAGACTGTCCACATTATAGGCTTTCTCCTCTGCTAGATTGAAATCAAGGATAAACTCATCCCCTAAGTTGTGGATAACTTGCAATCTCTTACCGTCTGAGTAGATGGATACGCTGTCAGATGCTTTTCTAATTTCCACGACGTTTCACCGTCCCAACTTTCAAATTATCTTTGAGCTCTTCTTGCTGTAGAGGTTTAATCCAACCAAATTCTGGAACCCAATAATTTTTTTGATGTTCAAAACCAGCGTCAGACAAAGCCTTTTTAAATCGTTCTTTTTCCTCAATCGTTTTAAAAAATACAGTAAGTCCCATTTTTAGGTTGTATTCATCTGAGCCGTTTTTAGCCCCTCTAAGAGCGTTCTGCTCATTTTGGGGGATTTGCCCACCGTCCAAGATTTCGCCAGCCTCTGGGTCAAATTTTGGGCTTTCCGTTGATTTTGGAGCTTGTTGCTGCTGTTTAGTTTGTTGAGCTGCTAAAAGCTCCTGACTTTCTCGCTCTGCTCGTTCTTGAGCCTGTCTGAGTTCTTCCTTTTGCTTTTCAAATTCATAGTCAGCTTTGATTTGCTCAAAGACCTCAGCAAGCGTCAAGTCTTTCAGTTGTCGGATGTAAGGTGAGTCAGTCATGCCGTACTCAGCACATAACCCTGAAATAGCTGACTTAGCCTTTTCAAATTCTTGCTGTTTCTGAAACTCAAATGTGACCATGTCATCAAGTGACTTCATAGTGGCTTTTTTAAGTGTCACGCCGTCAGCCATGAAATCGCTAGCTTTGACATACTCAAGGGCCTTTTCATCAAAGAGACGAGGATCTAGCATGTACTCAGCTGATTTGTTGGCTAGGTAGCCTTTGACCGTGTCAATTCTGACAGCCTTTTGATGATCTTCAAACTCTTTGACATCACTAGCAATTTTGGTAATGATGTCTTTTAGAGGTTGGATGGCATTCTTGACATACTTGTCAAATTCGTCAGCTGGTTCAGATAAGACTTTCTTATTTCGGATACGCTCATCAGAGACTTGCTTGTCTAATTTTCGTAGATCAGCAAGCGTCTGCTTGTCATCTTTGATGGTTGTAGCTGTAACCGTGTAATTTTGATACTTGGCTACAACCTCATTGATATTCTGCTCAAATTTCTCACGGTCGATGATTTCAACCTGTGCCTGTGTTACTTTTACCTGTAATTCTTGCATGTTGTCCTCCTAATATTCAAGTTCACCGTCTAGCAATTCGCCCTGGATTGGCTCCTCAGCTTGAGTATGTTCAGGATCTGTATGGGCTTGCTCTTTGTTAAATTGCTCAAT